GACGCTGCTCCAGAAGATGTCACCCCACCGTAGAAAAATACTGGCTTCGCTAATAGTGTTGGGTGCATGAAAGCACGGGGCGTCATGGCCCCGTGCAATCAACCGACACGATCACCTATGTTTGAAAGATTTTTTGTAAGCAAAAGGTGAAGCAGCTCTGAGGGAGCTGCACCAGGTAAAGGTGTCTTCTTCGAAGAGAAGAAACAGGAACAGAATCCAACCAGCGCATCTACCCTTTCTCCTTTCACCCCACTCCCACAAGTAATGAAAACACCAACGTACTTGGGGGGCGCGGCGGGGGGCGGCGCGCTTTTTACCCTTACTATGAGGCGCTAAGGCTCCAGGCGGAGTCTACTCCTAGCGTCACGCTTTTATTCCATTCTCTGAAAGGTGACTCCCTATGAGTAACAAACTCTTCCGCATGGCTCTGGAGGACGGCGAAAGCCAAGAGCAAAAAGACATCGTGATGAAGGGCCCACTGGCCGAGGTCTACGCCAAGGCGTTGGACGTCGTGTACGCCAAACCCGACACCGTGACCGACGAGGTCGTCTTCGGGGGTGACCAGTCCCAAGCCCAAGGCGCCGACACCTCGGCAGAGCAGAAAGAACAAGGCGCGGACGCCGCAGTCGACTCCGGCGGCGTGAAGGCCACCGACCAGACCGGCACCGAGATCATCGCCCAGGAAACCCAGGCGAACGACGCTCTGACCGCACAGGCTGCCACGCTCGCCGCGGCTCCCAAGGAAGAGGCCCCCTCGGCCGAAGTGACCATCTACGGCGTGACCGCTTCGGACGTGACCGATGCGACGGTGGCCGAAGTCACCAAACAAATCACCGAGAAGAAGGAAGGCTCCGAATACGTGCTGATCCTGGACGCCACCGGCCCCGGTGCCAACGGCGAATCCTCCAGCACCCCGGTGGAGAAGGTCATCGACCTGAACAAGGCGCTGGAAACCGTGGCCACCTGCCTGGGTGCCAAGGTCTACCCCTCGCTCGAATCGTTCCGCGAAGCCTTCAAGCTCTAAGCGGCTCAGCGGCATAGACGCCCTCCCTTTTGGGGAGGGCTTTTATGACGTCAGCTCACCTGGCCGTTGGTGATGAACCCGTGCCATCCTCCACATGGATCGGGGGGCGTTCTGCCTTGGCGGTCGATGCTTGGGCTCACAGTGACCGTGTCCCAACCGGGAGCGGACTGTTTGAGTTGCCACAAGCGCTTGATCTGATAGAAGTCCTTGACTTGATCTCCGTTGAGTTTGACCCGCTCTTCGGCGGGGGCGTGGACCCACACATCGATCATCAGTCGGTGCGACTGACAGCGAGGGCACTTGAAGCTAAGCTCCCGGTACTCCCCGCCCTCAGGCGAGAGCTGAGGATCGAGTTCAGAAAATTGCATAGGCTACCAATAGTTGATCAACCCTTTGGGCGTGTGGATGACCCCTGTCTTCCAGGCATTGCCGATGGTGACACCGTCGGTGGTGAGACGATAGCCGTTGTCGGCCATCACGCGCAGCTGCTGCGGGCTGGGATGACGCCTCGTGCCAATGACCCGGATGGCGTTGTCGATGATCTCGTCGATCAGGTCCAGCGCTTGGGGCGGCAAAGGCTCGGGGGTCTTGTCCAAGTAAGGACAGGGGGCTTCGAGTTGAGAGGGAAAATCCAGGGACATCAGCTCGTTGAGCTTGTTGATGACACAGTAGGGCACGATTCGGACCTCGGTACTTATAAGGGTGGTATGGCGACGGCTCGGTGGTTCAGACCGAAGACGTCTTATGGGCGCTGTCGGCAGCGCATGATAGCGAGGAGGTAGCCCTGGGCAGAGTTTCCTCCTCACAGAATACATCGCCGGCGATCTTAATCTTGTGTGAAAGACCCCCGTTTAGGAACAGATCATGCCCGACAGCATCAAGACCGTATTCGAGCAGGAGTGCCGTGACCTGGAGATCGGTCCCAAGCTCGTCAAGCGCCTGGACATCTTCCAACGCGCCTTCGTCAATAAAAACGAAGACCACATCTCCTTTTTCGGTGGCCACCTTTTGGGTGTGGACACTGTGCGCTGGATGCCTCAGGACCGCGACCGCTGGTTCGAGGAAATCCTGGAGGCCGATGAAATCAGCCTGGAGGAGAACCTGCTCGCCCTGCCCACCGTCAACGCTGACTTCCACGTCTCCAGCGACACCACCAACCTCTCCTGCGCCTGGCTCACCCACGCGATCTACGCCTCCAAGGACATCAAGCCCGAAGACAAGCACGAAGCGATGATCGACGTGATGGAAGTGCTGCAGTACAAGTTTCTGACGAGCCGGCTCTTTAGGCTCTTCCGTTACCCGGCAGACCCCAAGATCGCCGAGGCCATGTACGCGCAGCTCACCTACCGCTTTGCCATCAAGCAACACGGCACGTGGGCCAAGTTCTTCCGTGCCCGCTCCGAAGACATCATCGCCAAGGACTCCATCCACGCCAAAACCATCGCCAACTTCGACAACGATGGTGACATCGTCCGCATGCTCAATGACATCCAGGGTCGTATCCGCGACATGCTCAAGAACCTCTACGGTGAGCTGCTGCGCGTGCGGGACCAGGGAGACCGCATCGTCACGACCTCGCAGGTCATCGAGCACGATGGCGAAGCCATCTTGAAAGACAAAACCAAGAACGTCCTGGCTTACGGGCGTTACCTCAACTCGATCGTCACGGACCGCCACTCGTTCATTCGCGAGGAGCTCGTCCAGGTGATCGAGAAGCTGATGTACACGATGCCCCCGCGGCTGTTCATGCTCTCTTTGGAGTACATGTCCAACAACTACCGCCAGGCACGCGCCAGTGAAGTGGAAGATGTCCTGAACGAAGTGCTCATCCACTCGTTTGACTACCTGAGCCAGAACCGTGCGGTGATCCGCAGTGAACGGGACTTGCCAGGGCTTCTGTCCAAGCTGCGCGGGGTGTACCAGTCCAGCCGTTCCACTGACACGGATCTGTTTTCCCTGAGGGAGAAGACCGAGACGATCGTCAAGCATGCCACGGGCAGCAAGAACCCCAGCGTGATCGCCTCCGTCCGTACGGGCGTGTTGCTTTACCTGGTGGCCCGCGCCTTCAGCATGCACCACTACACCACTGGTGCAGTCTAAGTTGGGCCCTGCCCGACACCATAACGTGTTCTAGAGCTCGATAAAGAAAAGAAGATAAAAGCGCTAAACATTTCCATGTTTACCCTTTTAGGTTGTCATCCATGACTGCGGTACAAAACGTTCTCGATGCGCTCTTTCTGTTGTTCAAAGGACTGAAAGGCCGTAGCTCCGTCAGGGAGGAGTATCGACCGCCCGATCTCATGGCGTTTCTCACTGGCTACTCCATCTCGGGCTACGAGGTGCGGCTGTACTGTCAGAAGAAATACTACGTTCGGGAGTACTGGCGTTGGTTCGTGCCCAACGAACATTTCGCCACGTACCGGGTTTTCAGCGCAGTGACCAACGACGCACCCCCGTCGTTGAAAAGTGCGTGTGAATTCGAGGTGGAACTCCCTCCGATGGTGCCCAGCTTTTTGAGCCTGAACCTGCAACGCAAGGCGGCCGTCCAGGCCTACCTGGACATCGTCATCGAACGCATGCGCCTGGACCAGGCCATGCACCCCTCCCACGCCTAGCCAGCGGCATAGTCCCCAGCTCGCTCCCCTCACAGGAAGCGGCTGGGGGTCTATGACGTCAGTGCCCGTACATCTCGCGCGCCGTCATCGGCCGGTCGCTCATCACTCCCGCGGAGTAGCCGTAGTTGGGCACGCCGCGGTAAGCGTTGTTGCTGTCTCCGGTGTGGGGAGACCACCGCCTGCGCCGCTCACGCTTGGTGTCCCGGGCTTGCTTGATGAGCGCGTCCACCGAGTAGACCTCCCCGCTTTCCAGGATGATCTGCTTGTCCAGACGCCGGAGCTCGTGCTCCAGTCGCTCGGATACGAAGTCATCGGTCTCGCGGCTGAGCTCCTCGAACACGCCTTCGATCTGCCGGCGGATGTCTTGCTGGTGAGCACGCTTATACGCTTCCTCGGGCGACTCTTCCTTGTGCGCAGCAATCGCTGACATCACACGCGACACGTCGATGCCGTAGTAGCTCAGGTTCTTGCCGTGCGTGAGCAGCCAGTTGCACAGCAGCCAAGCAATCACCAAGTCATCGTGTCCTCCTTCAGGGTGATCCACACGCCCGCTGCGCACCACAAGCCCGGTGATCTGCCCGATCGTGGCCCGGTCTCGCACGTGGTCTGCCCCGCGCTTGGCCGCCAGCTGCAACGTGGAGCCGTAGAGGGCCGTGCGTGAGGTCTCTCCCGAACCGGACGTAGCGAAACCGAAACACTTCTTGTAGCGCGTGTAGATGTTCGGATCTCGCCGGATCATCGGCTGACGGATCTCCTTGTAGCGATCCGGATACTCGTCCGCGTCCTGCACCACCGTGTTGTACAACCGCTTGAACGGGTCTTCCCCGTACTGCGGCAGCATCAGCAGCAGGTAGTCCAGCAACATCCCGCCTGTGGAGCGCCGTTCAATGATCGCCGTGATGTTCTTGTAGGACACCAGAATCGAGCAAATCCATTCAGCGAACGTGATCAGGTTGGTTTCGTTGTACGTACCGACTGCAACCGTGGCGAGCGTCTCCACGTCTTGCAGGTAGAACGAGATATCGTCCCCACCCGAGGCGTCTGACGTGTCCATCCCGAGGATGAACTTGCCGTTGGCCATGCGGTAGGCGATCTCGTTCTCCGGGATATACCACCGCGTGATGTAGCCGTGAGGCCGGGAGATGTCCGTGTACAGCTCCTGAATCTGGCTCTTGGAGATGCGCTCGAGCACGGAGACCGGGATCGGATTGGACTGGCTACCCGAGGTCCACTTGTTGAAGTAATCTCGGTTGGCGTCGTCACCCGTTTGCAGCGATTCCTCCAGCTTCTGACGCAGCCAGTTGTCGTCCTTGCCAAGCTGCTGGTGGTTGAACGTGGCGTTGACCATGAACACCTTGCCGCGTGAATTCACCCGCACGAACTTCTCCAGCTCTTCCCAGTTCTTGCAGTCGAAGAACTTCTCGGTCCACACCGCTGCTTTTTCCACCAGGTCGTAGATGAACATGCCGTCACGGTCGTCCTTCTTACCCGCCGTGGTGGTGATGATGGTGCCGTAGGGTGTCCCCGCAGCACGCGCCTTGTCTACGGCCGCTCCAGTGGCCGCCAGGGCCGCTGGCAGGGCAATGGCGATGTTGGGCTGGAATGGGGCCTCGTCGATATGGAAGATCGCAGAGGTCAGACCCCGACCCAAGTTATACGCACGCTTCGGCGAGGACTGCGGCACGTGGGTCGTGTAGGTGTTGTTCAGCGCCTTGATTGTGATTTCTTCAGTGTTGTTCGCGTCTTCACGCGTTTTCAACTGCAGATACCGCGGCAGCTCCTCAGAGATTTCTTTCAGACGCTCCACGTTCTTGCGACGCAGGTTGTCGTCTTTGGTCATCAGGTTGATTTTCGTGTTCTGGCACACGAGGTGCGTGAGCAGCGTCATCAACAAATCAGTGGACACAGATTTACCAGTTTGGCGAATCTGAATCAAGATGATCATGATGTGGTTGAAAAAGCTCCACCACAGCGCGATATTCCCGCGGTTGGCCTCCACCATCGATGGCTCGTCCGAACCAATCGCAGGCACCCGGGCGACTTCCCGGAAGAAGTACCAAGGGTTGACCTTGCACTCCAGGGCAATGGCTGCCATCTGGTTCAGGGTCAGGTCTTTGTCGTAGGGGTCCACCCCCTGCAGGTCAGGGTTGACGAGGGCCAGAATGAACGCGTGGTTCTTCACGCCCATCTCGCGGTAGACAGAAGCCAGACGTATCCAGCTTGTATTTTTGGTTTTCAGGTCGGGGAAAGCACTCGGGTACTTGTCCCAGTCCTCTAGGAATAAAATGATGATAGCCTCCGTTGAGGTAGGAAAGAGAGATAGACTTCGCGAGGCGAAATCATAGGGTCTGTTCGCGCCGACTCCTGGGGCCACCGGTATGGCTGGACGTCATCGACGTTCATATCAACGGTATAAATCACATTGCACGGCATAAGCCCCCTGCCCGAGAGCAGGGGGTCTATGACGTTTAAACGCCGTCCGGCACGAAGCGAATCGGCAGACCGATCACAGCAAGCTGCAGATCGTTTTCCACCGTGCGCTTGAAGAACTTCACGAACACGGTGTCGTAGTTCGTGAACGGCTGCGTGAAGACTTGCTCCTGATTCCACT